AGCGAAAGTCTCGGCGCGTGTGGGCGATCAAGGGAGCGGGCGGCTTTGGCCGGTTGATCTGGCCGAAGCACGCAGGCAAGGCGGGCAAAACCTCGGCGCAGGTTTTTATAGTCGGTGTTGACACGGCGAAGGACGTTCTATTCGGAAGGCTAAAGCGTGTCACCGAGCCGGGTGCGGGATACATTCATTTTCCCGCATCGGTCGACGAAGTTTATTTTGACCAGTTGACCGCCGAGACGTTGATTTACAGGATGGTACAAGGCCGTCGCGTGAGGTCATACAAGCCGCGCGCTGCGGGTTCACGCACAGAGGCACTCGATTGCATGGTGTACGCTTACGCGGCGTACATCGGTCGCGGTGGCCCGATGATTTTGCCGAATCGAAAAGTAGAGGCGGCAGCGCCGCGAGTGATCGAGAATCGCCCGCAAGTGCAGCCGCAGACGCAGCAGAGACCGACGCGACCGAATTTAAGACACCGCCCAGGTGGGTGGTTAAACGGATGGAGATAGAAATATGGCCGACAAAAAAATCAGCCAGTTAACAGCACTCAGCGCCGCCAACCTTGCGCCGTCCACCGACGTGCTCGCAATTGTTGACACGAGCGCAACCGAAACAAAAAAGATCGTCGCGCAAGACCTTGTAAACGGGGTGCTTAACGTTGCGTCGGCCGTCGGCATCGGGACGAGTTCGCCGGGATTCAAGTTAGACATCAACGGCGTTGCTGCTGTACGCGCTGCAAATGCGATCCGTTACTACCGAGCAGACAACGCGATCTATACGCAACTTTACGATGCAGGATCGTCCGGCTTTACGCTTGATAACACAAACGGTAACGGCTTTAGATTCCAATCAGCGGGAACCAACCAAGCAGTACTTGACTCCTCCGGCAACCTCGGCTTGGGCGTCACACCGAGTTTGTGGAGAAGCACCGAAAAGGCAATTCAAATTGGCTCGTGGATGGGCCTGTATACCGATTCTGGGCTTACTTCAGAAGTTTCGTATAACACTTATATCAATTCATCAAATCAATATATTTATCAAAACACGGGATACGCAAGTCGGTATCAACAGTATCTCGGGGATCATGCTTGGTTTACAGCAGCATCTGGCACCGCAGCCGGAACTATCTCATTTGGCAATGCAAAGATGGTGCTGACTAATGCCGGGAATTTGGGGGTTGGGACGACGAGTCCCGGCAGCCCGCTTACAATAAATAAAAATGGCGCTCAACTTGGCGCTACAACCGCATACCTTGTTTCGTTACACAGAGACTCTACGCCAAATAAAGGTATTTCGCTCGGTTACGATAGCGGTTCACAAACTGGAATCGTACTCGCCGCATCTAATGCCGATGCAAGCAATCTTGCTTTTTGGAATTATAACGGTTCTGCTTGGGGCGAACGCGCCCGCATCACGAGCGGGGGGTATTTCAAGGCGAGTAATACTGGCGGATATGACAGCGCGACTGGCGCGTATCACGAGTTATTGAATAATGATGCAAGCGACGCTGTTGTTTTAGTCACTCACTTTGGAGCAACAAACCCACTTGGAATTGGTGTGGCATTTACCGCTGCATCACCAGACGACAATACGCAATACTTTTTGCGATGCGCTGACAGCACGACAGCGCGATGCTTCATTTACTCCGATGGCGATCTTGCTAACCACGATGGCGTATACGGCACCATTTCAGATGAGCGACTGAAGCAAGACATTGTAGACGCTCCCTCGCAGTGGAACGACCTCAAGGCCGTGCGATTCCGCAAGTACCGCATGAAAACGGATGTGGAAGCCAACCCAGATGCTCCGGCATTGCTGGGTGTTGTCGCGCAGGAATTGGAGCAGACTTCACCGGGCTTGATTGACGAACACCCGAATGAAGATGGAACCACAACCAAGACCGTAAAATCGTCAATTTTGCTGATGAAAGCCGCCGTCGCCCTGCAAGAAGCCATGACCCGCATCGAACAACTTGAGGCGAAAGTCGCCGCATTGGAGAGCAAATAAATGTCTACTGTAATTACATGGAACATTTCCGTCTTGAACTGCATCCCGCAAACCGCAGAGGGCGCGGATTACGTCGTCACGGCGCACTGGCAGTGCAACGGCGTAGACGGCCAATACAACGGCAGCGTCTACTCGACCTGTTCGTTTCCCGTCGTGCAGGGTGCTTTCACCCCGTATGACCAACTCACGCAGGATCAAGTGCTGGGCTGGATTTGGGCCAACGGCGTGGATAAGGCCGCGACCGAGGCTGCGGTGGAGCAGCAGATTGCGAACCAGAAGAATCCTCCGATTGTCTCGCCCAAATTGCCGTGGGTAGCGTAATGATCAAACTCGAATTGACGATTGAAGAAGTCAACGCCATTCTGCAAGTGCTCGGCGATCTGCCAACTAAAACTGGCGCATGGCCTCTGGTGTTGAAGATTAAAGAGCAGGCCGAGCCACAGGTTCCGCCTTCGGAGCCGGTACAATAAATCTAGGGGTAGTCTATGGCTAACCTTTTTGACTCTGCGAATTATCCGACCCGAGAGCCGACCGCTCTGCAAGCGGGCGATCTCTGGGCGTGGAAGCGCACCGATTTAGTCACGGACTACCCATCGTCGGCCTATAGCCTTTCGTACATTGCGCGTCGAGAGATCACGGGCGAGAAGATTTCTATCTCGACCACCGGCTCGACCGAGGCTTACACGGTCTCGGTATCCTCAACCACGACAGCCAACTACGAAGAAGGCCGGTATCACTGGGTGGCATACATCACCCGCACCTCGGACTCCGCCCGTATCGAAGTCGACAAAGGCGTGTTTGAGGTTGCGCCAAACCGCTCGACGAGTTCAGCCGATCCGCGCTCGTTCGCACAGATCGCGCTCGACAACATCGAGACCTATCTAAAAGACCCGACCAACATTGCAGCCGCGTCCTACTCGATTGCGGGCCGGTCGCTGTCGCGCTGGAATCGCGCTGATCTTTACGTCGAGCGCGAGCGGCTAAAGGGTGAGGTGGTGCGCGAGCAGCGAGCCGAGCAGATTCGCAAGGGTCTCGGCACCAATGCCACCATTCGCGTGAGGTTTTCGGCATGAGCATATTGGATATCTTCAAGCGCACGCCAAAGCCCTCTCGCAAGCGAGGATTCGAGGCCGCTAACACCGGCCGATTGTTTAGCGACTGGATGACTCAAACAAAGACCGCCGACAGCGATCTGCGCTACGCTCTGCGAGCGATGCGCGCGCGGTCGCGCGACCTTTGCCAGAATAACGATTATGCGCGGCGGTATCTAAACCTAGTATCGACGAACGTAGTCGGGCCGAAGGGGATCACGCTGCAAGTACGCGCTCGAGAGTTAACCGGCGCACTCGATCAGATTGCGAACCAGCAACTAGAGGCAGCGTTTTACGCATGGGGTCAGCCTGGCGTCTGCACGGTCGATGGTCGGCTGTCGTGGATTGACGCGCAGCGCGTGTTCATCGAATCGGTTGCGCGCGATGGCGAATGCTTTGTGCTCTTTGTTGAGGACAACGCAAACCCATTCCGATTCCGGTTGCAGTTCATTGATCCCGACTTGGTGGATCAAGACAAGAACGAGATTCTTGCCAACGGCGGGCAGATTCGCATGGGCATCGAGGTGGACGCTGCGGGTAGGCCGATTGCTTACCATGTCCGCGTGCGTCCGCCCGATGATTACCAAGTAGGCAGCACGAACCCTCGCACTGAGCGCATTCCGGCTGATCGGATGATTCACGCATTCCGACCGGATCGCATCGGGCAGAATCGCGGCTCACCGTGGACGGCTACGGCAATGACGCGCCTCAAGATGCTGGGCGGATACGAGGAGGCGGAACTTGTCGCCGCGCGTATCTCGGCCAGCAAGATGGGCTTTTTCGTTAGCGAAAGCGGCGATGAGTACCAAGGCGATGGCAACAATCCCGACGGCTCGCTGTCGATGGACGTGCAGCCTGGGCAGTTCGCGCAGTTGCCTGCTGGCGTAGACTTCAAGTCTTACGACCCGCAGCACCCGAGCACGGCTTTCCGTGACTTTGAGAAGGCGATGCTGCGCGGTATCGCATCGGGCCTCGGCGTGTCGTACACGTCGCTGGCGAATGACCTTGAGGCGGTGTCGTACTCAAGCATTCGGCAGGGCTTGCTCGAGGAGCGCGATCAC